GCAGCAGATGCTCTAGAATTAGTTGTAGGTACTCGATACTTTCCTGCTGATATCTATAACGATATGAGAGAAATGAAAGTAGAGGTTTTCGATGAGTATGGAGACATTGCGGACTCCTATGAGTTATACGAAGTATTTGAGAAACAGGTGGAAGATCAGGGTGATGGAACTGGTGAATTCCTTTGGCCCAGACAACAGCGCTATGATGGTAAGTGGTTTGGGTTTGACAACAATATTCTCGCTCGTAAGAAGGCTGCCTATCTAGATAAGACTCAATTTAGAGCCCAGTACTACAATGATCCTAATGATCCTGCCAGTAACTCTATTAGTAGAGATCTGTTTCAGTACTATAAAAGAGAACACCTTACTCGAGATCTTGGTAAATGGTATTTTAAAGGAAAGAGATTAAATGTCTTCGCTGCTGTGGACTTTGCTTATTCACTCGCCAAAAGAGCCGATTATACCTGCATCGTTGTGGTTGGTATCGATTCTGATAATAATTACTATGTTCTAGACATTGATCGATTTAAAACAGTAAAGATTTCAGAGTATTTCGAGAGAATACTTAAGTTACACCAAAAATGGGACTTCAGGAAGATTAGAGCAGAAGCTACTGCCGCCCAGGAGCCCATTGTAGAAGAATTAAAGAATAACCATATTAGGAAACATGGACTAGCTCTCTCAGTCGAGAAGTTTAAACCTCATATGAGGCAAGGCTCCAAAGAAGAGAGGATTGACGCAGTTCTTCGACCAAGGTATGAGAATATGCAAATGTGGCATGTTATGGGAGGTAACTTCCAGACCTTAGAGGAAGAACTTATTTTACAGAATCCAGCACACGATGATATTAAGGATTGCTTAGCGGCTTGTGTCGATATCTGTGTACCACCTACTGGAGATAGTAGAGGTAGAACAGGATTTCGAGGACTTAAGGCTTCAAGAGGCGATTTCTCACACCATCGTTTTGGCGGAATTACTTAGGAGATAACCCATGGTAGGTAAAGTCTTAGAGCTTGATGACATCCCAGGTTTTGAAGAAGATGTCATGGCCTGTTCCATCGCCAGAAAGTACGTAGATTGGCGCTCTACTAGAAGGAATAAGAAGGAAAACGACTGGGAAGAGGTCAGAAGGTACGTCTATGCCACAGACACTCGGCAGACTACTAATTCTCAATTACCTTGGAAAAATAGTACGACAATTCCTAAACTATGTCAGATTAGAGATAATCTTATCGCTAATTATATGGCTACTATGTTTCCTCGTAGAAAATGGTGGAAATGGGAAGGTGATGATGAAGAGAGTGAGGAGCTAAGCAAGAGAGAAGCTATCGAGAATTATGCAGGTCATATGCTTGCATACCCAGGATTTAAAAAAGAAATTCAGAAAGCTGTCTTAGATTATATTGATTATGGTAATTGTTTCCTACAGCCTAAATGGGAAGACCAGACTGTAGATGTAGAGCTTGCAGAAAAAGTCGGATATGTCGGTCCAGTACCCGAAAGGATTAACCCTTTAGACATTGTCTTCAATCCTGTAGCAAGAGACTTTGAGTCTTCTCCTAAAATTATTCAGACTCTGACTAATCTAGGAGAATTAAAAGAAAGAATAGAATCTCTTTCAGATGAACGCCCTAAAGAAGAACTTCAAAGAATATTCAACTATATTCGTAATGTCAGAAGCAATGCCGGTACATTTTCTGGTGAAATTAGGACTAAGAATGATTTCTACGAGATGGATGGCTTTGAGAGTTTCCAGGCTTACTTAGGGAGTGAAGTAGTTGAATTACTGACTTTTTATGGTGATCTCTACGATGTTGAAGGGGATCGTCTCTATAAGAATCATATTATTACTGTAGTAGATCGTCATAAGATCTTCACTATAGAACCTAATGAGACTTTATTTGGTGTTCCCAGTATTTACCATGCAGGTTGGAGAGTTCGGCAAGATAATCTCTGGGCTATGGGTCCGTTAGATAATCTTATTGGTCTTCAGTATCGCTTAGATCATATCGAAAATATGAAGGCAGATGCCATGGATCTTACAGTTCTGCCACCTCTTAAGATTAAAGGATATGTCGAAGATTTCGAATGGGCTCCTATGGAAAGAATTTATGTAGGTGACGATGGTGATGTTGAGTTGATGGGTCCAGATACTTCTATCCTTAATATCAACATCGAAATGCAGCGTATCGAGAATTTAATGGAAGAGATGGCGGGAGCTCCTAAAGAAGCAATGGGTTTCAGAACTCCTGGAGAAAAGACTAAGTTCGAACCCCCAAGGTCCTTTAAGACTCACACAGTGTTCAAAACTGGCTCCGTCGCCACATCGGATTGCCTCTCTACATAATTAAATAAACGAAAATAAGTCTAATAGGTCTTTAATTTCTTTCTTTCTACCGTTAATATAGGCTTGTCTATACGCCCAATTCGGATCTTCGAAAGATTCTGCAGCAACTTCTTGAGTTTCTATTACTGCCAATCTCTCTTTTAATATTTCTTGTGTCCTTCTAAAAGTTCTTGTACTGTTTCTCAGAAGGTTTTCAAATGATTTCTTCTGGTCTGCAGGTAAATTCTTAATCCAAATTACAGGTATCTTTTTAGAGTGCTTCATCGAAGTCATCCTGTGCTACACCTGCAGGAGTACCTGCTTCAACCAGAACTTGCTCATCAAGTACGTTAGCTTGTCTCTGAGCATCTGCCTGTTCACTAAGACGAATATAAGGTTCGACTAATTCATGCTCTTCAACATCTAAGAGACGTTCAATAAGCTTAGCTAATTTAATAGAGCTAAAGTGAACATTAATACTCTGATCTTGTCCAAGAGGTGTTGAGAAGAAACCATTTAAGTTCTGAAGCTGTTCAGCAGTCTCAGCGAAGTGTCTGGCAGCCATAGGCTTCAATTTACCATTACCAGTAATATCTTCCGCACTCAGAGTCATAAATGAAGCAAATTTCAGCTCATCATCGAATACTCGGATCTGTTGGGAAGAAAGGTGCCTACGGGCCTCTTCAATCATTCCATTCAGTAAAGGTTCTAAAATAACCTCTTCAAACTGCCTAATCTTGGCCTGGAAGATTCTAGAGGCAGCATTCTCTAATCTCTGGACTTCAAACTTAGTTTTCTCTCCAGGAGTCCTAAAACCCATAGCTTCCTTAGGAGCACCTGCCATTTCCTCCATAAGATTCTCAATTCTCTGTAATTCGATGTTAATATTGAGAATACTGGTATCTGGACCCATAAGCTCTACATCACCATCATCACCGAGGAAAATTCTCTCCATAGGAGCCCAATCGAAATCTTCGACATAGCCTTTGACTTTAACAGGAGGAAAGACAGTAAGATCCATGGCATCTGCCTTCATATTCTCAATATGGTCCAATCTGTACTGTAATCCAACTAAATTATCTAGAGGTCCCATTGCCCACAGATTATCTTGACGAACTCTCCAACCTGCATGGTTAATACTGGGAACTCCGAAGAGACTGTCGTTAGGTTCAATATTAAAAATCTTATGACGGTCTACTACGGTAATTACATGGTTCTTATAAAGTTTATCTCCTTCAGAGTCGTATAAGTCACCATAGAAAGTTAAAATCTCTACTACATCACTTCCTAAGTAAGCCTGATAGCTATCAAAGCCATCCATGTCGTAATAGTCGTTTTTAGTCTGGATCTCTCCTGAAAATGCTCCAGCATTACTTCTGACATTCTTAATGTAGTCAAAAATGGCTCTGAGCTGTTCTTTTGAGGTATCTGAAGAGACAGACTCAATTTTTTCTTTAAGTTCACCCAGATTAGTTAAAGTCTGAATAATCTTAGGAGAAGACTCGAAGTCTCTCGCTGTAGGATTGAATACAATGTCTAGAGGGTTAATTCTTTCGGCTACAGGGCCTACATAACCCACTTTATCTTGTAATTCTGCTTCTACCGTGTTATCTTCCCATTTAGGCATGAGAAAACAATTACCGTAGTCAATATAGTCTAAAACAGCTTTACTAATCTCTTTTTTAAACCCAGGATGAGACAACATATGACCAGCATAGTTCTCAATAGCCTCACGTCTCTCTAGGGTATCACTTTCCTCATCATCCCCCCCCCAGATCGTGACTGGGAAAC